ATTCAAAAAGTGCTGATTTAAAGCATTGGTGGAGAATGGGAGATGATGCTACTTTTCCAACTATACCAGATCAAATAGGAAGTGATGATGGAACAATGACAAACATGGTAGCTGGAGATATAGTTACTGACGTACCATAAAAATTGAAATATGAAAGCATTTGCACAAATTTACAGTATTATAAAGATTGAAGATTTAGACTTAATTAATTTTAACGAGGTTTTTCAAACGTCAAAAGAAACAATAAGAAAGAGTTTAAATGGAGAAAAGTTTGTTATTAAATATAATATTATTCCTAGTTTTATAGCTAGTGGAGAAGTAGATCCTTTAGAGGTTTTAAATTATTCAGAATGTTTAACTTTAATGCAAACTCCAGAATGGAGTGAGCCAATGCCTGTAGAATGATTACTATGGAAATTATGGTAACTAAAGATGATTTAGTAGAATCACATAATAAGATAATTAAATCTTTAGAAGTTATTCAAAGAGAAATAACTATAACAAAAAATAATGTAATAAAATTAAGTAGAGAGTTAACAGTAACTAAAACCCCTAGTGGATTACATAATGCTGAATTAGGTAAAATAACTAGACTTAAAAAAGAAAACTAATGGACACTACATTACTATCAATTATAGCAAGTGTTGCGGCTGCACTAGGAATAAAGGAATTATGGACTATTTGGAAAAAGAAAATAGACATAAAAGCTGGTAAACAATCTGAAGAAACACAACTAAGTACTAAAGTATTTTTTGCAATAATAGCAGATCTAAAAGAAGATATAAAATCATTAGAAGAAAAGATAGAACAATTGATAGAAGAAAATAAGGAATGTGCTATTAAGTTAGCAAGAATGGAAGAACGTTTAATAGCCAACGTTACTTCTAAGGTAAGAAAAAAAGGAATGGCTAAAGACATAATTAAATAAAATAAAATGAAAATTTCAGAAGAACACTTAGGTAAAATACAACAACAACAAAAAGATTTAAATAATATACTACATGAAGTAGGTTTATTAGAAACTAGAAAGCATGGGTTAATGCACCAATTCGCAGGAATTAATGTTGAAGTAGAAGAGTTAAAGAAAGAATTAGAAGCAGAATATGGATCAGTTAACATCGATATAGAAGACGGTACATATACTAAGGTGGAGAAAGAAGAGCTAGAAGTAGTAGAGTAATGTCTAAGGTTATTAGGAAAATTAGTATAGGTTCTGATTACAAAAATGATGCAATGCATTATTCTGTAGGTCAAGGAGTTTATGGAGGACATAACATATCTGATATAATATTTGATGATGATGATAGTTCATATAATATTTATATAATAAAAGATGATGAAGTTCTGCCTTGGAAAAAGTTTAATTCAAATATGGCTATATCAGTTGAATATAATTTAGAATATCAATGAAAGGAATGTACGATTTCATCGTAGAACCTTTAGGTGAAAGATATAACAATACAGTAGAGATAGACGGTGTAGACTTAGTGGTTAACACTAATATAGAAAGTTTTAAGTCAGTTAACAACATAGGAGTTGTTTTAGCGCTTCCTAAGGCATTTAAAACAGATATTGGTATTGGTGATCAAATAATGATTCATCACAACGTTTTTAGAAGATTCTATGACATGAGAGGTAAGGAAAAAAATAGTAGATCATATTTAAATGAAAATATGTATTTATGTTCTTTAGATCAAATATATCTTTATAAAAAACAGTCTGGTGATTGGATTACTTTTGGAGACAGATGTTTTGTTAAACCCATATGTAATACTAATGAGTTTGATACAAATTTAGAAGAACCTCATATAGGTATTGTAAAATATGACAATAAAAAGCTAAACAGTATAGGTATAAAAAACGAGATGCTAGTAACTTTCAAACCTGAATCAGAGTTTGAATTTATAGTAGACAATCAGCGTTTATATTGTATGAAATCAAATAATATTGTAATAAAGCATGAATACGAAGGAAACGAAAAAGAATATAATCCAAGCTGGGCGAATTGCGGTTGAAGAACTTATTAAAGTGGCTAAAGAACCAATCGTGGATACTACAGATGATGTTTCCGCAGATAGACTTAAAAATGCTGCAGCAACAAAAAAACTTGCTATATTTGATGCTTTTGAAATTCTCAACCGGATGGAAGAAGAAGAAGCGATATTAGAAGGAAAAACAAAAGAAGATGATAAACCTAAAAGATCTTATTCTATTTCACCTGAAAAAAGATCTAAGTAATGAAGTATCAACAAACATTATTTAAGGTAGTAAAAGACGTAGTTAATCCTAAAATCTTAAAAAAGAATAATAGATTTAAGAAGTGGGAGTATGGTTATAATGCAGATTACGATTTCATTGTAATAAGTAAAACCGGACAAATTGGAGAAATCATTGAAATTCAAAATCTCAGAATTGCTTTACCAGCAGTTAACAAAGCGTTTAAAAGAAGCGAAAAAAATGCAGAGCAATATTGGGAAAAACAAATCTATCCAAAAGAGTTAGGTAGAATAAAAAGCACTTTTGAATGGGATAAATATCCATTAGAATTTAAAGAAAAATGGTTTGATTATATCGAAGAAGAATTTAATAGAAGAGAAGAAGGGTATTGGTATTATAACAATGGTATTCCTAATTATATCACTGGTACTCACTACACTTATTTGCAATGGTCAAAAATTGATATTGGAGCGGCAGATTATAGAGAGTCCAATAAGTTATTCTTCTATTTCTGGGAGGCTTGTAAAGCAGACACCAGGTGTTACGGAATGTGCTACCTTAAAAACAGACGATCAGGATTTTCATTTATGGCTTCAGCAGAACTTGTTAATCAGGCCACAATGTCTAGTGATTCAAGATTTGGAGTATTATCCAAGTCAGGGGCAGATGCTAAGAAAATGTTCACGGATAAAGTTGTACCAATCTCGGTTAATTATCCATTCTTCTTCAAACCCATCCAAGATGGTATGGATCGTCCTAAAACCGAATTGGCATATAGAATCCCGGCTTCTAAATTAACTAGAAGGAAATTAGATTCTGGAGAAAAGATAGAAGAATTAGATGGATTAGACACTACTATAGATTGGAAAAATACTGGAGATAATAGTTATGATGGTGAAAAATTAAAACTATTAGCTCATGATGAGAGTGGTAAATGGGAGAGACCTGATAATATTAAAAATAATTGGAAGGTAACTAAAACATGTTTAAGATTAGGTAGAAGAATTATAGGAAAATGCATGATGGGGTCTACGAGTAATGCATTAGATAAGGGAGGTCAAAATTTTAAAGATATTTATAATAGTTCAGACGTTACCACTAGAAATAGAAATGGTCAAACAAAATCTGGATTATATTCATTATTCATTCCTATGGAGTGGAACTATGAAGGTTATATAGATTTATATGGAACTCCAATATTTGATACACCTAAAAAACCTATAACAGGTATAGATGGTTTACCAATAAAGATAGGGGTAATAGAATATTGGAATAATGAAGTTGATGGTTTAAAAAACGATCAAGATGGTTTAAATGAATTTTATCGACAATTTCCTAGAACAGAAGCTCACGCGTTTAGAGATGAATCTAAAGAATCCTTATTTAATTTAGTAAAAATATATGAGCAAATAGATTATAATGATGGAGTAAATAATGCTGCAAATATTACTACAGGTAATTTTCAATGGCAATATGGAATTAAAGATACTTCAGTTATATTTATGCCAAATAAGAAAGGAAGATTTAAAGTATCTTGGGTTCCACCTAAAAACCTTCAAAATCAAGTGATTATAAAGAATGGAGCGAAGTATCCTCGAAATGAGCACGTAGGAGCATTTGGATGTGATAGCTATGATATATCAGGTACTGTTGATGGAAAAGGATCTAATGGAGCATTGCATGGATTAACTAAGTTCAGTATGGAAGACGCTCCTCCCAATCATTTCTTTTTAGAATATATATCTAGACCACCGACAGCAGAGATATTCTTTGAAGATGTTCTAATGGCTTGTATATTCTATAGTATGCCAATATTGTGTGAAAATAATAAACCTAGATTACTTTATTACTTTAAAAGACGAGGTTATAGAGGTTTTTCAATGAATAGACCTGATAAGGTTTGGAATAAGTTATCTGTAACAGAGAAAGAAATTGGTGGAATACCTAATTCAAGTGAAGACATAAAACAAGCACATGCTGCCGCTATAGAATCATACATAGAAAACTATGTAGGATTAATAGAAGATTCATGTGGAGATATGTATTTTCAAGATACACTAGAAGATTGGGCTAGATTTGACATAAACAAAAGAACTAAACACGATGCTTCTATAAGTTCAGGTTTAGCTATAATGGCTTGTAATAAAAATCGATATAGACCATCAGCAATTAAAAATATAGATCCTATATCATTAGGTTTTAAGAAATATGATAATAAAGGGTATACTTCAAAAATAATAGAATAGATGCAGATTAATACAAATATGAACAGTTCGTTTCCTGATCAAGTAGTACCGGATGCTGAGAAAGCTACATGGGAATACGGATTATCCGTAGGTAGAGCTATTGAAGGAGAATGGTTTAGTAATTACAATGGTGGTGGTTATAGATTTGCTACTAATTATAATAATTTTCACAATTTAAGATTGTATGCTAGAGGAGAGCAAAATATTCAAAAGTATAAAGATGAATTATCTATAAATGGTGATCTATCGTATCTTAACTTAGATTGGAAACCTGTACCAATTATACCTAAATTTGTAGATATAGTAGTTAATGGTATTTCTCAAAGAAGTTATGAAGTAAAAGCTTTTGCTCAAGATCCAGAATCTAAACAAAAAAGAACTAGATATGCAGAGCGTATAATTAGAGATATACAAATAAAAGAATATAACGCTGCTGTTAAAGCAACGTGGGGAATAGATATATCTCAATCTGATACTGGAGAAGACGGGCCTCAAACAATGGATGAGTTATCTGCTCACATGCAATTAGATTATAAACAATCTATAGAACTAGCTGAAGAAGAATTAATTAATCAAGTTTTAGATAAAAACAAATATCATTTAACTAGAAAAAGATTAAATCAAGATTTAACAATTCTAGGTATAGGTGCTGTAAAAACTAGTTTTAGTAAAGCTGGAGGTATAAGTGTAGATTATGTAGATCCAGTGAACTTGGTATGGTCTTATACAGAAGATCCTAATTTTGATGATTTATATTATGTAGGTGAAGTTAAAAGTATTAGTTTACCTGAATTAAAAAAGCGTTTTCCAGATTTATCTCCAGAAGATATGAAAGAAATTCAAAAATATCCTGGAAATACTAGTTATACTAGAAATTGGAATGGTAGAAGAGATAATCAAACTGTTCAAGTTTTATTTTTTGAATATAAAACTTATACTAATCAAGTATTTAAAATAAAAGAAACAGCAGCAGGATTAGAAAAAGCATTAGAAAAACAAGATACATTTAATCCACCAGAAGCAGATACATTTAAAAGAGTATCAAGATCTATTGAAGTATTATATACTGGAGCTAAAATATTAGGTCATAAAAAAATGTTAGAGTGGAAGTTAGCTCAAAACATGACAAGACCTATAGCTAATACTACTAAAGTCAATATGAATTATAGTATTACTGCTCCTAGAATGTATAAGGGCAGAATAGAATCATTAGTTAGTAGAGTAACTGGATTTGCTGATATGATTCAATTGTCACATTTAAAATTACAACAAGTTATATCTAGAGTAGTTCCAGACGGTGTTTATTTAGATATGGATGGTTTAGCTGAAGTCGATTTAGGTAATGGTACAAACTACAACCCTGCAGAAGCTTTAAATATGTACTTCCAAACAGGTAGTATAGTAGGTAGATCATTAACTCAAGATGGTGAAATGAATCGTGGTAAAGTGCCTATTCAAGAATTACAGTCTTCTAGTGGTGGCGCAAAAATACAATCTCTTATACAAACTTATCAGTATTATTTACAAATGATAAGAGATGTCACCGGTCTTAATGAAGCTAGAGATGCTAGTACTCCAGATAAAAATGCATTAGTAGGATTACAAAAATTAGCAGCAGCAAATTCAAATACAGCGACAAGACATATTCTGCAAGCTGGATTATATTTAACATTAAAGACGTGTGAAAATATAACCCTTAGAGTTGGGGATGCTTTAATGTTTCCGTTAACAAGAGAAGCTTTAGAAGATAGTATTTCAATATATAATGTTGAAACACTAAGCGAAATAGCTAATGCTAGTCTTCATGATTTTGGAATATTTTTAGAATTAGAACCAGATGATGAAGAAAAAGCTATGTTAGAACAAAATATTCAAGTGGCACTTCAAACCCAATCTATAGATTTAGAAGATGCTATAGATATAAGAAACATTAGCAATTTAAAATTAGCAAACGAGTTACTTAAGAAAAGGCGTAAGTTAAAACAGAAAAAAGATCAAGAGATTCAACAAGCAAATATACAAGCTCAAGCGCAAGCAAATGCAGAAGCTGCAGAAAGAGCTGTTTTGGCAGAAACTCAAAAACAACAAGTTTTAACAGAAAATACTCTACAAATCGAACAAGGTAAATCTCAATTTGCTATACAAAAAATGCAACAAGAAGCTCAAATAAAAAAACAGTTGATGGAATTAGAGTTTCAATTTAATATGCAATTAGCTAAAATTGAGTCAGAAGGTAAGAGATCTACTGAAACTCAGAAAGAAGATAGAAAGGATCAAAGAACTAAACTACAAGCAACACAACAAAGTGAACTTATAAACCAAAGAAAAAATGACTTATTACCAACTGATTTTGAATCACAAGGTAATGATACGTTAGGAGGAGTAGGATTAGAGCAATTTACTCCTAGATAAGTTCTATTTAATTATATAATATCATATCATGAAAAAAGAAGAAAAAGAAGTAAAAGAAGAAGGTACTTTTAAAATAAAGAAAAAACCTTCTATGAAAAATCTAAACAAAAAAGATGGACCTATAAAGGTTGATTTATCTAAAAAGAAAACAGATGCCATTCAAGAATCCGGAACAGGAGATAGCAATGAGGTTATCGAAGGATCCAAAAACACGAGCAGTAGCGAAATCGTGGAAAAAGATATACGGTCCACCAAAACAGCGAAGCAAGAAGAGACCGGGGCGAAAGAAGAAAAAGTAACGCCAACTATAGAAGAAATTAAAGAAGAGGAATTTGAACCAATAGGAGGAACTACTCCGGTTAATGAACCAGTTGTAGAACAACCTAAATCAACTCCACAAATAGAACTACCAGAAAATGTAGAAAAGCTTGTAGCTTTTATGAAAGAAACTGGTGGTGACATGAAAGATTATATAAGATTAAATGCGGATTATTCTACTGTAGATGATAACGTATTATTAAAAGAATATTATACTCAGACAAAACCACATCTAAATGATGAAGAAATAAAATTTATTATGGATGATAAGTTTACATGGGATGAAGAGTACGACGAAGAGCGAGAAGTTAAAAAGAAAAAACTCGCCTTCAAGGAAGAAGTTGCTGAAGCCACGAACTTTTTAGAAGGTTTAAAAAGTAAGTATTATGAAGATCTTAAGTTAAGACCTTCAACTACTAATGAACAACGAAAAGCCACTGACTTCTTCAATAGATATAACGAAGAACAAAAGGTAGTTAAACAACGTCATGAAACGTTTAGAAACTCTACTAAAGATTATTTCACTAATGATTTCAAAGGTTTTGATTTCGATCTTGGGGAAAAAAGATTTAGATATGGAGTTAATAATCCTAGTGATGTTGCAACCAATCAATCCGATTTAAACGATTTTGTTAAGAAGTTCTTAGACGAAAAAGGGAATATATCCGATTACAAAGGTTATCATAAAGCTATCTACGCTGCTAGAAATGCTGATACAATAGCAAAACATTTTTACGATCAAGGTAAATCTGATGCTATTAAAGATATTACGGCTAAATCTAAAAACATAAGTAATGAACCTAGAGATAATGCTCCAGGGGATGTATTTATAAACGGTTTTAAAGTGAAAGCTATATCAGGTGCAAATGGTTCTAAGTTAAAATTTAAACGTAAATAAAAAAAACATAAATTATGAGTTTTCAAACAGGCGGGAGTTTTCCTGCATCACTCGTACCAAGCCCGATTCAGAGTGCTACAAATAGCAACTATCTGAATTTTACAGACGGGACTAATGATTGGTCACAACAATACCTACCAGAGCTTTATGAGCAAGAGGTAGAGAGATATGGTAACAGGACGTTGTCAGGATTTTTACAAATGGTTGGGGCTGAGATCCCAATGACATCTGATCAAGTAATTTGGTCTGAACAAAATAGATTGCATGTTTCATATAACACTGCTTATTACGGATCAGGAACTACTATTTTAGTAGATTTAAGTACTACAGGTCCAAGTGGGGGCGCTAGTACTTCTTGCGCTATTAAAAATAATCAGACTATAGCGTATGCTGATTCAGCTACAGGATTAATAGTAGAAAAAGCTTTAGTTATTAGTGTATCTGCACCAGCTGCTAATATTGTTACTGTAACTGTTTTACCTTATCCAGCTGCTACAATTAATGCTTCATTCTCAGGTTTAACGACTGCTGGAGACATGAGTGTATTTGTTTATGGCGCAGAATGGGAAAAAGGATCTGATGATTTAGCTTTACAATCAATATCTCCAGAATTTCAACAGTATAGTAATTCACCTATAATAATTAGAGATAAATTCAGTATCGATGGATCTGATGCTGCTCAGATTGGTTGGGTTGAAGTTGCTACTGAAGATGGAACTTCTGGATACCTTTGGTATTTAAAAGCTGAATCTGAAACTAGATTAAGATTTAATGATTACTTAGAAATGGCAATGGTTGAAGGTGAATTAGCTGGACACACAGCTGTTCCAACTGGATGGACTGCTAACTTAAAAGGTACAGAAGGTTTATTCTCTGCTATCCAAACTAGAGGAAACGTTTATAACGGTTTTGCTGGTGCTGCTGGACCTGGTGCTGGAGCAATGGCTGATTTTGACGCTATTCTTAAGCAACTAGATAAGCAGGGTGCTATAGAAGAAAACATGTTATTCTTAAGTAGAGAAACTGCTTTAGATTTTGATGATATGATCGGCGCTATGGCTGGTGGAGGTTATGCTTCTACTGCTTCAGCTTCTTATGGATTATTTGACAATGAAGAAGAAATGGCGTTAAACTTTGGATTTTCAGGATTTAGAAGAGGTTCTTATGACTTCTACAAAACTGACTGGAAATATCTAAATGATGCTTCTACTAGAGGATTAACAGAAAACATCGATGGTGTTTTAATTCCTGCTGGAACTTCAACAGTATATGATCAAATGTTAGGTCAAAATATCAGACGTCCATTTTTGCACGTAAGATATAGAGCTTCTGAAACTGAAGATAGAAGATACAAAAACTGGATCACTGGTTCGGTTGGTGGAGCTGCTACAAGTGGAATTGATGCTATGAATGTACACTTTCTATCAGAAAGATGTCTTTGTACACAAGCTGCTAATAACTTCGTGTTATTTCAGTCAGTATAATTATTAATCTTTAAAAATAGAAATTATGAAATTCATACAATTCAAAAGAAATCAAGCTAATGCAGCTGATAAATTACAGTTACCAACTGAAGGTATTATATCTATCAGTGCGGCAGATGCTACTAGTTGTCTTATATTATATACACCGATTATAAAGTTAGATGCAGATGATGCTACATCAGCAATTTATGATTGTTTACAATATGATTTAACTGTAGCTGCTATAGGTGGTGCTACTTTAACAAGAGCATCTATTTGTACAGCTGTGACTAATGCAGTTATTGCTGCTGGTGAAGGTCGCAATGCTTTAGTTCCAGATATGGAAGTAACAAGTGCTGCAATAGCATTTGATGCGTTCTTATAAAACCTAAAATAATAAGATCCCACTTCGGTGGGGTCTTTTTTTAAACAATTATATTATATTATATCATGAAAACAAAAGAAAAACAAAAAGAAACTCTTGAAGTAAAAAATACTTGGGAGTATAAAGATAGACATTATTACTTAATAGGTAATAAATCTCCACTGACATATACAATTCCTTCTAGACATACTCGAAGATATCCTTTAGTATGGTTTGATGAGGAAAAAGGTTACGAAAGAGAGTTGAGATATGCTACTAATCAAAAAAGCATATTTGTTGATGAGCAAAAAGGAAGTGCTACATTACAACATATAGTTTTTGAAAATGGAGATTTATTTGTTCCGAAAAATAAAAGAAGTTTACAGGAATTTTTAGCGGCTCATCCTTTTAATAATGTTTTATTTAAAGAGTTAGATCATCAAGCAGATGCTGTAGATGAATTAGCTTATATAGAATATGAAATAGATGCTTTAAATGCAGCTAATCAAATGGATATTGATCAAGCAGAGGCTATATTAAGAGTAGAGGTTGGTTCTAGAGTATCTAGCATGAGTTCTAAAGAGATCAAAAGAGACTTAATGCTATTTGCTAAAAAGAATCCAGTTTTATTCTTAGAATTAGCTAGCGATGAAAATGTAACATTAAGAAACTTTGGTATAAGAGCTACTGAATTAGGAATAATTAAGCTAGCAGATGATCAAAGAACTTTCAAGTGGGGTACTAACGGTAGAAAATTAATGACTATACCTTTTGATGAAAATGCTTACTCAGCTTTAGCTGCTTGGTTCAAGACTGATGAGGGATTAGAAGTTTATAGATCAATAGAGAAACGTTTATCTTAAAAATAACACTTAACGTGTAATTATAATAAGGGTGGCTTAGTCGCCACCTTTTTTTTTAAAAATATTAATATGGTTAATGTAGATACTGTTTATAAAACGGTTTTATATATCTTGAATAAAGAACAAAGAGGTTATATAACACCAGATGAATTTAACAGGTTAGGAACGCAAGTTCAACTTGAAATATTTGAACAATATTTTGAAGAGTTGAATCAACACTTACGTATACCTCAAACTGATAGTGAATATGCTAATCGTATAAAAAATCTAGAAGAGAAAATAGATATATTTAAAACTTTTCTTGGAGCTACGTATGATAGTACAACTACTCCAGCAACACCTTATTTCGATTTACCTAACAATCTTCATCGTTTAGGTACACTTATATATAATGAAAAAGAAATTCAAGAAGTTAATAGAAACGAATATTTCCTTATAAATAAATCTCCTCTTACAAAACCAACTGAATCAAATCCAATATATGTATTAGAGGGAACAATATTACCGGTTCCAGGAGCAACTTTAATTGCACCTAATAAAGCTTATGTTTATCCAGATTCAATAACTTCTGGAGTAACTGCTTATTATATCAAAGTGCCATCACCACCAATTTGGGGATATACAGTAGATCCTACATCAGGTGCTTATTTATTTGCAAATAACTTAAATTCAAATCACTTCGAATTACATCCTTCTGAACAAGTTACTATAATACTAAATATTTTAATGTATTCTGGTGTTGTAATAAGAGATCCACAGATAGTACAAACTGCTGCTAATATGATACAACAAGACGAAGCATTAGAAAAACAATAATAAGATATGGGATTATTAACAGAAACTAACGAACAATACTACGGAGGTCAACAAGCTTTTGTAGCCACAGGAGGACAAACTATATTTATTTGGACTGGAGATACGGCTTTAGTAGCTACCACACCAACTACAAATGCTAATTTTACCGTAACAGTTAACGGAGCCATTGTTACCACTTACACTTTAACTTCTGCAGACACTATAACTTTCGCTGCTGGTTTAACTGTATCAGATATTGTAGTAATAGAACTTATAGATGATGCTAAATGGAATAATTATGGTGGATATGCTTATATAACAATAGAAGAAATAGTAAATAACTTTTTAGTAGCTTATGTAGGCGATGGTAAATTAATACCTGGTGTTAAAAGAACAGATGTTATATTTCATGCAAAACGTGGATTACAAGAATTTAGTTATGATACTTTAAAAAGTATTAAATCTCAAGAATTAACTATACCTCCAAGTTTATCATTAATAATTCCTCAAGATTATGTTAACTATGTAAAGCTATCGTACATCGATAATGTAGGTGTTAAACATATTATATATCCAACAACATTAACTAGTAATCCATATAATGTTCCTGTACAGGATAATACTGGCGTTCCTACGCAAGATAATTTAGGTGCTAATTTAGAAGGTACTTCTCAAACTAATCAAAAGTGGGATACTAATAATACATCTAGTAGTATAGTAAATACTCAAAATAGTCTATTTTATGATAATGGTATGTGGTATAATTTTAGTTATGGTCAAAGGTATGGATTAAGTCCTGAAGTTGTTCAATCTAATGGGTGGTTTACTATAGACGAAAGAGAAGGTAAATTTTCTTTTAGTAGTAATTTAGCTAATCAATTGATAATGTTAGAATATATATCTGATGGTTTATCTAGTGACTTAGATACTAAGGTTCCTAAAATGGCAGAAGAGGCGATGTACATGCATATAGCTTATTCTATACTAGCTGGTCGATCTGGAATTCAAGAATATGTAGTGAGACGATATAAGATAGATAGAAGAGCCGCATTAAGAAATGCTAAAATTAGATTATCAAATATTAAATTAGAAGAATTTACTCAAATAATGAGGGGAAAATCTAAAATACTTAAAAACTAAAATTCAATGGCAGAAGTAAAAAATGATTTTCTAAAGTCTAAAATGAATAAAGATTTAGATGATAGGTTAGTTCCTCAGGGAGAGTATAGACATGCTCAAAATATAACTGTTGCTAAGTCTGAAGGTCAAGATGTTGGTGCTCTTGAAAATATTTTAGGTAATGATTTGATTAGTAATTTTGAACTAATAATACCTGAAGGACTTACTAGTAACGAAGCTGTTGAGATTATTGGGCACTATATGGATGTAAGAAATGATCGTATAATAGTCTTTATGACTAATTATGTAGACGCATCTATAGACACATTATCTAACTATGCTACTGCATATGCTAGTTGTAGTATTGGAGTTTATGATTTAAAAACTTTAGTTAGCTCTGTAATAGTTCAAGGTAGATTTTTGAATTTTTCAAAAACACATGAAATATACAATGTAGATTTAATAGATGATTTGTTATTTTGGACAGATAATAGAAATCAACCAAGAAAAATTAACATTTCTCAAGCTTTGGCTGATAATACATATTATGATATAGAAGATACTATTTCTGTTGCTAAATATTATCCACACAAAACTATAGATTTAGTAGAAAATAGAGTTTATAAAGTAGATCTTACTTCATGGACCGGAAATCCTGGTACAGGATATGTTGTAGCTAATAATGTATCAACTTATTATAATGGAATAACATATGGTACAGGTTTAACTATTAATATAACTAGTGTAAATGGATCTGGAGGAATAACGGGATTTAATGTAAATAATCCAGGTAGTGGTTATATAAATAATGATATTATACGAGTTACTAATCCTACAGGTGTAGCGGCGCAGTTAGAAGTTTTTACACAACAAACTAGTACAATGCAAGATGTAGTGAGTGATTATGTTGCTAATACTTCTACAGATAATCCATATAGACAGCCTTACGATAATACTCAAGATATAACATGGAAAGGAGATCCTGAATATTTAAAAGAAAGATTTGTAAAATTTAGTTATAGATTTAAATTTGATGATGGAGAATATTCTCTTATCGCACCTTTTACACAAGCATGCTTTGTTCCTAAGCAAGATGGTTATTTTTTAGAAAATGACGATATAAAAACCTCTAAAAGTACTGAAGTTGATTTTATGCAAAATCAAATCAATAATGTTGGATTGATAATTAATTCTCCTGGGTTAATGGGAGGTTCAATTAATCGTTCTAATGATATAGCGAGACCTTGGAGTTATGCTATAGATTCTATGAAAATAAAAGAAGTTGATATATTATATAAAGAAGCAGGGCAAAATGTAATAAAAATAGTTGATACTATAACAAGTGATGAGTTAAGTTTAAATAATACTCCATATTTAAAATATGATTATATATCATCTAAGCCTTGGAAAACATTACCAGAAAGTGAAATTTTAAGAGTATATGATCAAGTTCCGGTTAAAGCATTAACTCAAGAAATTGCTGGAAATAGAGTAATATATGGAAATTTCGTTGATAAACCTACATCTCCACAGCATTTAAATTATTCTTTAGATACAAAACCTAAATCACGAATTGAATCAATTAGATATCAAAATCAAAATGTAAAACAAAATAGGACATATCAAGTAGGAATTGTTTTATCTGATAGATATGGAAGACAATCAACTGTTATATTATCTACTTTAGATAAAAGTAATATAAGTGATTTAGTTAAGGGTTCAACAATATTCCATAAGTTTAAATCTACTGGATTTTCAACAATAAATAATACCGCATCTGGAGCTGTAAGTGATTTATTCACTGATACTACTGCATTATCAAGTCTTTTTGATGGTGATGCTTTAAATATTACTTTTTGGGATATTATTTCATCTATAAAAAGTAGTGAAACTGGAGAACCAGGATTATGGGGTGGAGATGGTTATGGATCAAATCCAAGTGGTAGTTTTGGGCAAGATAAATACAATCCATTAGGTTGGTATTCTTATAAGATAGTTGTTAAACAAGTAGAACAAGATTATTATAATGTATATTTTCCAGGAATATTAAACGGTTATATTGACGGAGATGCAGAAGGTACTCCAGCGACAAGCGATGATCCTACATGTCATTTTGTGTTGCACGCAGACAACATAAATAAAATACCTAGAGATTTAACTTTAGTTAGTCCAAATCAACAAACATTTAGATCAGGTAGACCTAGTGCTAAAGATGATCCTAGTTATTATCAATTTACAAGAGGTGGAGAGAAATTTGCAGCTGATCCAAAAACTGAAGAAGGGAGAAGATTATTAAAGCAAAGAGATAGAGACAGAGATTTAAACGAAGGTAGTCAAATAACAAATGCTAGTGTTAAATTATCATTAAGACTTAATAATGCAATTGGTACGAATGTTGATGTTTTAGATAATACAACACATCAAGCTTATCCTGGAACTAATACTGATATTGTCACTACTATAGGTACTGGAAAAGAATTAGGATTATGGGATGCTAGTGCGGAAATGCCATATAATACAGCAAATGTTTTTTATGGTTTTAAAAATAATCCTTATATTGCTAAAACAACTACATCAGATTGGGCAAACACAGGATTAATTGGACCTCATCCAGATTCTGGAAAATTTAATTTTTATGTAAGACGAGAGGCTAGTCTTCTTGATGGATCAACTTATATGCCCGGTAGCCTAAATATTAACTGCGAATTAGATTTAACAAATACATCTGGAACATATCCTTTCACGCCTAATAGTGAACAGCTTGGCGGCGCTGGAGCAGGATTTCAAATAAATATAGATGAAGTAGATGATCAACTTCCATCAGACCCCACTCCAATTGTTACAGGTGAACCTACAGCATTATCTATTGCTTATCCAGGTTCAGGTTGGAATATCTTAGGACCAGATCAAGGAGGTAGTTGGACAAATCCAACTGCTCCTGAAGGAATTTTAGGAATAATAAGAGGTGCAGGTAGTGCAACAGCAGAATTTGTACTTCACTATACAAAAACGTCATATGTAGGCAAAATGATAGGTACACCACGTAATAATCGTACTGGAGCATTAGCTGTATATGAAACAGAACCATTAAAAAGTAAATTAGATATATATTGGGAAACGTCTACCAGTGGATTGATTAATGAA